AGAGAAATCTTTGTGATAAAGCTCATATTTAGCTTCATCAATATCAGCTTTCTGATAGCCTAACTTCAACAATTTTTCTTTAAATGTTTTATAGCGAGCATCAGTTGTTAAGGCTTTTTCTTCCTTCATCATCTTATTAATCTCAGCACCCTTCATATTGTGCTTCGTAATAAGTTTTGTAACTGCGCTTTGAGTTACGAAAGGAATGTCTGCTTTAACTAACTTCATAAGCATTGCTTTATCGTCAGCAAACTTATCCATAATAGCAGATAGCTTCTTAGCGTTATCTAAACTGATTTTCTTACCACGCATTGGCTCATATGCTTTTTTGAGTTGAGCAATGCCTGCTGCGCTTTCATCCAGTTCTTCATCTGGACCATAGCCCTTTGGTGTAACATCTTTAGCGTTAGGCTTCTTTTTAGAAGGAACTTTCATTCTCCTCATAAAATCTTTGCCTAACCGCTTCTTTACTTCAGGTGTAAAATCTCCATCTTTTCCAATATACTTGGCAAGATGTGGAGGTAGGGCTTCATCAAGTTCAACTTCTTCTTTAAATTCTTTGCGTCCAAGTTTTTTATTCATTAATTTGACAGCATCAGAATAAGATAAATCTTTCTCAACATATACCCATGAGTTTCTAATACCACCCCGAACTTTTCCATCATAATTCTTCGACAATTTCCAAACCCAATATCCACCCTTTTCTTTTGGCTGGCCATCTAGTTTTTTAGTTCTACCAAAAGCATATGTAACGTCATTTTTATTTTTTCTTGCAGTCTTTTTATATACAGAAACGTCTTCATCAAGGTCAACGGATTCACTCATCGCTTGCTTTGTAGCAGTAGCATACATTACAGCCTTCCAGCTTTCGCCATAGCGAGACTGTAGCTTCTCTTTGTCCTTCTTCATAGCCATAACGATTTCTTCCCGCTTCTTCTCTTGAGCAGGAGTCATTTTCTCGTTTTCTTCATAAACAGCAGCGTCTTTACCTTCTTCACTATCAGCAATACGCTTCTTCTTTGCAGGAGACTTCTTTGTACCCTTATTGATTTCAGCGTCATTTAGTGGATAATCGATGGTGTCAGCGACGTGTTTGTCTTTGAAACGTTTCTCGCCAGCAGCTTTTGGCTGTAGCACTTCTTGTAAATCTTTAAAGGATAGCATTTGTGGTTTCCTCATAATTTGTTTTTATTTTTATGTGCTATCAATATCTGGTTAATCGTCGAGGTCAACATCTAAATCAAAGTCTTCCTCTTCGGCACCATTCATCATCTGCTGTGCAATAACTTCTCTTCTAGCATCGATTGCAGCACCAAGTTTATCCTGCATTATATCTTGAAACGCATTTTTAAAATCACTTGGTTGATTTTCGTGAGCATGTTTCAATAAATCTACTACGCTATGTTCTGCCATTATATTAACTCCATATATTTATAATCGTTACGATTCATCGGATTCCTGATCAGGCTTATCTTCCGCTTCATTATCATCCATTTCATCGTCAAAGTCGTCGCCGTTCTTTTCACCCTCTTCTTCAATCTGTTCATCAATCTCTTTCATTTCATCTTCTGATTGCTGAAGGACATTTGTACGAACCCATTTTTGAGAGTAATACTTGCCAGTGTATTCATCAATCTCAGCAACAATCTGTAGACGATTCTGTAAAACTTCAGCTTGCTTTAATTCTTCAAAGTGGTTATCATGCATAAAGTCGTAGCGAATACCTGCTTTGATATCAGCCCAATCTTCTGGTGCAATCACACCCTTTAGAATCAATTGCTTCTCAAGAACCTTGTTGAATAATGTAGAGAAGCGATTACGAAGACGATTAATAAACTTAGAGAACTTCACTTCATCTCTTGTAATCTCAGAAGCCCTACCGAGAGAGAAGCCATTTTCTGTATCGAGTCTTGAAATGGGAACATTAAGCGATTGATATACCTTCTTTTGAAAATATAAAATATCATCCATCTCACCAAGATTTTGACCACCTGGAAGAGTTGTGATTTCTGTACCTCTACCACCTTCTCTTCTTGGAAGCCAGAAGTCTTCTAGCATTGTCATAAACTTACGGTCGTCACGAACTTCACCGGTAGATGCATCATAAACAAGCCTGTTCTTGTGCTTTGCCATCATGTCTCTTAGATATTGCTCTGCCTTCATCTTAGGCAAGTTACCAACATCAATATAGAAAATACGACGCTCCGGCGCACGAGAGATACGATAGATAACAGCAGCATCTTCAAGCATTCTCAACTGATTCATAGGCTTGATTGCCTTATGTAGATGAGAAAGAACGAGAGAATTATTTTCGTTTAGAATACCAGACGTTGTATGAACAATCGAGTCTATTGCAATCTTGATACCTTTTGTACCATCCATTCCACCAGCAGAGCCTACCGAAGCAGCACTTGCAGTGTTGAATCCCTTTTCATTATAAACGTAATATTCATTCTTTACTTTTTGAAGTGAAATTTCACCTTCACGCTTCTGTTCAACTTCTTTTATCTTACGAATCTTTCTTGGGTCAATGAAACGAAGTTCTTTGATACCCTCACGGACGTTTGTGTCATCAATGATAGCGTGATAGTAAAGTCTACCATCAACATACCACTTCTGAAAAACATCATAACCGATATTGGAAAAATCTAACAAGCGAATAACTTCGTCAAACTCTTCACGAATTCTTTTTCTAATTGAATCTGGTTGATCTACGTCATCAGTAACGCACTCAACGACCTTTCTATCATCAGTCACCACAACTGCTTCATTTACAATATCTTCAACTGCTCTTTGCACTTCGGGCTGTTGTACCATATTGCGATATTTTGTGACAAGCTCTGCTTCATTCTTTGCAGAACCTTCTAGATCGACATATGTGCCATATGCACCACCAGCAGTTACAACTGTAGCGCCGTCGTCATCCGCCGGAGGAGCGAACGATACAATGCTTTCTGCATTTTCTTTTTTTCTCTTAATTTCAAAGCCGAATAGATTTCTTGCCATACTGATATTATACCTCTATAGATTGGAGGGGACTGGATGTACCAGCCCCCATATGAATCTATTTATATTAGGCGGTTGAGTTGCCTGTTACGCCACCAGAGACTTCCCAGAAGTCGTATTGGAAAGTAACTGTAAACTCTTCAATCGCATCAGTTGTTTCCCAAGCCATTTCAATAGCAGAAACTTCAGTTGGAAACATACCATTGAAAGTATACTCACGGATAGGAACGCCAGTCTTTGAGAACTGTGTAATCTGAGCATTAGACTTATATAGTAGAGGTGAAGCAGAACCAAACTCACGGATGTTACCAGCGTGAGAGTTGATTGAGTTTGACCACTGTTCCATTGCGTTACGAATGAGAAAGTCTTCATCGTTGATAATTGTGACTGTCCATTCAGCGAATGTTCTGTCACCAGCAACTTTAATCTTACGACCAAAGTAAGGCACTTCAATCACACCCGTTGTGGATGCTGGTATCTGTGCTGCTTTGACCATGAATGGGACTTTAATGTCGCCTGCGCCGTTTGCTGGATTAGCAATTTGTACTTGGAAGAGCGATGCTCTCGCTCCCCCTAGCACTAATTGGCTTCTAATCTCTTGAATGTTGAAAGCCATTTATATTAACTCCTTTGTTTAATACTATTTATCGTTTTTATTAGAACTTACCTACGATTTCTTCAAACTCTACGCCAGTTCTAACAGCTACGAAGTTCAACTGAATGAAGTTGATTGATCTTGCAGGCTTAACATAAATGTCGCCGATAAACTCATTGCGGTCAATAACTTCACTTGTATTGTTTGATGTATCACAAACAACTCGGAAGTCAAAGATACCACGACGACCCTGTACGTCACGAAGGAATGGCTCAACTAGATTGCGGAACTGTGCCCGTGTAAACTCATCGTTGAACTCGAAGAGTGAATACTTAGCGGCAGTCGCAATCGCTTTTTCAAGCACGATAAAGAGACGACGAACGTTGATGCGGTCAAATGCGCTTGGTTTAGCAAGTAGTGTTTTGTCACCAAAGAGAAGTGTACCTTGACCAGATTGAGTAATAACTGGATTTACACCAGCTTTATAGAGTTGGTCACGTTCGCCTTTTTTAGGATTGTATGCTAGTTTGACAACGTTCTTGATGATGCCACGGTTGTAACCAGCAGGTGAATACCACGGGTCACGAGTGTCATCTGTGCGAACGCAAAGACCAGCAATGTCACCATTGAGTGGAACATAGCGGAACTTATCGTTATATTTGTCATACTGATATTTGTAACCAGAGTCAACAACAGCGTATGATGATTGAGTTAGAGCAGCTTCAAATGCTAGAACCTGATCAAGTTCAGCACCGAGTGCTTGCTCAACAACATCATCACGTTCTGGTGAGATGAATACAACGCAATCTTTACGAACTTCAGCGATATTATCGATAAGATAGTTAGCGATAACTGTGTTTGCTTTACCAGCAAGAACAAGAGAGATATCAATCTCTTCTGCATTTTGATAGAGGTCGATACCTCTAGCAAGTCTTGATAGAGCAATCGTTGATTCTGTGCCGTTCGTGCCTTCGGAACCATTTGTGAATGATGTGTAGTTAGCACCATCAGCAAGTGAAGCAGCAGTTGTCCAAATGTAGTTTGAACGCTCGTTGATTACATCCTTGTAGAAAATCGAATTACCTTGGTCATCTAAGTCACCATCTGTTCTACTAACATCAGCGTAGACTTCGAGTATTGTGTTTGCTGTACCAGAGATACCACCATCTTCGTCAACAACGACGATATGAGAGTTAGAAGTACCAGGCGCAGCATCGACGTTCAGATAATGTGCCCACTTACGAGTTGCTGCCGTAGGTGAAGTGTCTGATAGACGATATGCCGGAGCAAAAGTGATAACACCAGCATCATCACCATCAAGTGCTGTTGATACAACGGTTAAATCTTGAAATCCAATAGAGGAGTTACCAACACGAAGAACGTCACCGGCAGTTAGATTTGTTGTGCCGTTCGAACCACCAACAGTTGAATTTAACTGCGTATTAGCGCATCCAACTGTTGTAGCGCCTGGGGAAATGCCTGTTGAAAGTGTAATTGCTTCAGAGAAGTCTGCACTGTCAAAGCATACTGAGATTTTTAGATTGTTACCCCATGCGCCTGCTGATTGAGCAACGAACTCGCCTTGACCAGAAAGTGCTTCTGCTTCTGTGCGTGTTTCGATGAGGATTGACGTGTTACCAGAAGCAGAAGCAGTTACAGCATCTGCGGCTGTTACACGAGTAACGTATAGTTTGTTACCATATGATAGAAAGTTAGAGGCAGTTAAGAATGTTTCAAAGTTGTTTGAATTT